TTTCTGTTTCAGGCGGCTCGACTACTTTAAATGGTACGAATACTGCTGGAACATACAATTTAACTGTTCCTGCGGCAGATGGAACTCTTTTATATTCTGATTTGTCAGGAAATATTACATTTAATAATGTAACTATTACTGGTCAATTAACGCTATCAGGTACAGGCGCATTAGGTCTACCAGTAGGCAATACTATACAAAGACCAACTCCTGCGGCTGGTTTAATTCGTTACAACACCGATGGCGGTGGATTATATGAAGGTTATTTGCCAGCAGTTTCCGCTTGGTATAAGTTTTCTATGGTTCCCCAAGGTCAATACACTATTAGTTATTTAGTTGTAGCTGGTGGCGGATCAGGCGGAGATGTAGGCGGAGGCGGAGGCGGTGCTGGCGGTATGCTTACTGGCACATTTACTGCCCTTCCTTCTACTCCATTTACTGTGGTTATTGGTGCTGGCGGTGCTGGTCAATTAGGTTATGGCACTAATGGCTCTAATAGCTATATTACTGCTATTGCTACAGCAACAGGCGGTGGTTCAGGTGGTAGCCAAGCTGGTAATGCTGGTAATGGTGGTTCAGGAGGCGGTACAAACACAGGATTCTATGGTTATTCTGCTGGTACTGGTATTCCTGGACAAGGCAATAATGGTGGCGGTAGTACACCTTCAGGTTCAGGCGCAGACTCTGCTGGCGGTGGCGGAGGCGCTGGAGGTTCAGGTAATAGCGGAGCTTATTCTACTGGTGGTTCAGGCGGTGCTGGTCTAGTAGATACTTTAACTGGCACTTCTGTTTATTACGCTGGCGGTGGTGGCGGATATGGTGGTTCTTCTAATGGTACTGGTGGTGTTGGTGGTGGCGGTGCGGCTGGTTCTACAGGAGCAAATGGAACTATTAATACTGGTGGCGGTGGCGGTGGTACAGCTAGTGGACCAAGCGTTCCAGGTGGTAATGGAGGTTCAGGCGTTGTTATTCTTTCTATGCCTACAGCCAATTATTCAGGAATTGTAACTGGATTGCCTACTGTAACTACTAGCGGCTCCAATACAGTCGTTAAATTTACATCTTCAGGAAGCTACACAGCATGATTTTTACTTGGAAAGTGCTTGATATTTATGCAGAAGGTGAAAAAATTACTTCTGTAAAGTATCAAGTTACTGCTACCAAAGATGAAAATAAAGTAATTACGGAAGGAAATTGGACTTTTAAAGATAAAAGCCATTTCCTGCAAAACGAAACAACTGAAAAAGATGTAATTGCTTGGATAAAAGCTGAATCAATAATTGATGAAAAGTGCATTATTGAGGATAATTTAAAAAATCAATTAATGGCAATAGAACCAGTAGCATTAAAAAAGCCTTGGGTTTTACCTACATTTACAGTAAAAATTTAATGGAGCATCATGACTAAGCCCATAGATATTATTAGCAGAGCTTTAAAAGACATTGGTGCATTAGAAGCTGGTGAAGTGCCAACGCCTGATGCCGCACAAGATGCTTTAGAAATGTTAAATGGCATCATTGATCAATGGTCAAATGAAGGCATGATGGTTTACAACGTGACGGAAATTGTATTTCCTGTCATTCCAGGACAAACTCAATACACTATTGGCCCTGATCCAAGCACAGCAAATTACATTGGTGCGGCAATAACTGGAACTATTTCAGGAAAAGTTCTTACTGTACAAGGCGTAACATCGGGTGCGGTAGCATTAGGTCAAACCCTTAGTGGAATTGGCATTAATGGCGTAGGCACAAAGATTGTTGAGTTTTTAACTGGTGCTGGTGGAAATGTAAACGAAGCTGGTACATACAGATTAAATGTTGATGCCACCACTCCTTCAGCCGTATTTACAGGCTCTATTTCAGGAACAACATTAACTGTTACCGCTATATCTGCTGGTTATATAGGTGCTGGTGCAACTGTTACTGGAACTGGAATATCGGCAGGAACGACTATTACAGCCGTTATAAGCGCATCAGGTGGAGTTGGTACATATACACTAAGTAGTAGTTATAGCCTTGGTAGCAGGGCTATGACAGCCACAGTAACGCCTATTCCTATTACCCTTTACTATCAAAAACCATTAGGTATTGATTCTGCTTTTGTAAGGGTAAACACTACAAGTAATGGTCAGCCTGTTTTAAATGGTGGATTAGATTATCAAGTAGGAATATTGGCTCTTGAAAACTACAATCAAATTGGTTTAAAAACGCTTAATGGCCCTTGGCCTAAAGCTTTGTATTACAACCCAGGTGCAGAATCAGGAAATTTAACAGTTTGGCCTAATCCTTCACAAGGCGAAATGCACCTTTTCAGCACAACTATTTATAGCACTTATGATGATTTGTATGAAAATTTATCATTTCCACAAGGTTATGAAATGGCACTCAGATGGTGTTTGGCTGAACGACTAATGCCTATGTATGGAAAAATCAATGGTACGCAAATACAAATGATTAATGCTTTTGCTTCACAAGCAAAGGCAACTTTAAAGCGCACAAACATGAGGCCTGTTCAAGTTGCTAGTTATCCTGATGCAATGCTTTCAGGCAAAGCTAGAGATGCTGGATGGATTCTTAACGGCGGATTTACTGGATAATGGCTGATTTTGGATTTGTAGGAGCATCCTACACAGCCCCTTCTATCTATCAGGATGACCAAGAATGTATTAATTGGCGGCCTGAAATTGATCCTGCAAAAGCACAAGGAGAAAGAGGTGTTATTGCCCTTTACCCTACTCCAGGATTAACAAAGCTAACTACTTTTCCTAATTTACAGCAAGTTAGAGGTTTAAGAACCATATCTTCAGGCGGATCACAACTTATAGCCGTTTGCGGTTCTTATGTTTATTCTGTTGCTTATAACTTTGAAGTATCAATTATTGGGCAATTAAAAAGTGGCAATGGGCCAGTAAGCATTGTTGATAATGGTATTTATGTTTACATTGTTGATGGAGAAAATCGTTATTCATGGTTAATTGATGCTCCTGATACCACCAATTTTATTGGTTATATTGTAGGCAATACATTAAATGTTAGTTCTATTCAAGCTGGCACAATATCTGTTGGCTCTGCTATATATGGCGTTGGAATAGCTCAAGGAACCATTATTACTAGCGGTTCAGGTTTTTTATGGACTGTTAATATTTTTCAAAATACCACTCCTGCACCTTTATATGCTGATCCTCCTTGCGCTGTCTTTACAGGCTCTATTGCTACAGCTTCAGGAGTTACAACTTTAACTGTTTCAGCAATATCTAAAGGAACAATACAAGTTGGCACCACCATTATTGGAACTGGTATAGCGGTAGGAACAATTATTACAGCTTTAGGAACTGGTTCAGGTGGCGTAGGAACTTATATTTTAAATCCTGTAGCTCAAACTGTAAGCTCAACAACCATAAATGCACATCAATTTAGTATTTTACCTTCTACTGATGGTGCTTTTACTGGTGGTGGCGTAGTTGATGTTAATGATAATTACTTTATTTACACAAGACCTGATACACAACAATTTGCAGTTTCAGACCTTTTAAGCCCAATTACACAGGGTTTAAGCTATGCAAGTAAATTTACATCACCTGACAATTTGGTATCTTTAATTGCCAATAATGGGCAATTATTCCTTTTGGGTGAAAAATCATCAGAAGTTTGGAATGACCAAGGAACCTTCCCAGTTGCTTATCAGCGTATTCCAGGTTCATCTACACAACAAGGTATTATTGCGCCGTTTTCGGTAGCTAGAGTTGGTAATTCTTTTGCTTATGTTTCTCAAAACATTCGTGGTCAAAACCAAGTTGTATTAATGAATGGTTACATTCCACAGCGCATTTCTACTCATGCTGTAGAAAACAGCCTTTTAGATCAATATACAGAAGATGCTATTGCCTATACTTATCAATTAGAAGGACATGAAGTTTATGTAGTTTCTTTTCCTTCTATTGATATTACTTGGGCTTTCGACTTTACGACCCAGTTATGGCATAAATGGTTATGGACAGATTCAGCCAATAAATACCATCGCCATCGCAGTAATTGTGCCGCAGTTTTCCAAAACTATGTTGTTGTAGGAGATTGGGAAAATGGCAACCTTTATCAATTAGACCAAAGCAATTACACAGATAATTACGAACAAGTACGCAGATTGCGTAGAGCACCGCACCTTGTCACCGATTTACAAAGACAGTATTTTGATGAATTACAACTACAATTTCAACCTGGCGTTGGCACAAAAGGCTTTTCAAGAGATAGAAACATCTATTTAGGCAGTCCTTATTACATTTCTGCTTTGGGCTCTTTGGTTATTGAATATCAGCAAATTGATGTTTTGGCTGATGCTGGACAAATCTACACAACAGATATATTTTCTAATCCGAAGGCTATGTTACGCTGGTCTAATGATGGCGGCTCTACTTGGTCTAAAGAATATTGGCAAGACATTGGTCAAACAGGCAAATATAAGCATCGTGCTATTTGGCGTAGATTGGGTATGGCTAGAGATCGCATATTTGAAGTTGTAGTTAGTGACCCTGTTAAAGCAGTAATTGTTTCAGCAAACCTTAAAGCAAGTTCAGGAGATAATTAATGGCTAATCAAATTTACGCTGGAAATACAATAAATCCATTGCCACAAACTGATTTATTAGATGAAAACTCTAAAAGACCTTCTAGGGCATGGGTGCAATTTTTTTTAGGCTTGTTAAATCAAACTTCTGCAACAACAGCAACTGCTGGAAGTGCCACTTTACCAGCTAATCCTGCTGGTTTTATGAATGTATATGTTGATGGCAAAAATTACAAAGTGCCATATTACAATGTATAAAGATTAAAGGAATCTGATATGTCAATTTTAGGCGATACCCTATCAATTATAGGACTGCAAAATGCTAATAACCAACAACAAAATGGTTATGCTAATGCCAATGGTATTACATCACAAGGCTATACAAATGCAAGAAACGCTATTGACACAGGTTATGGAACAGCATTAAATAATATTAATACTGGTTATGCAACTGGTCAGAATTATTTAACTAATGCTTATAACACCGCAAGCCCTCAATTAACAAGCAATTATTCTGCGGCTATTGGTGGGTTTGCTCCTTACCAAAACGCTGGGGGCATTGCCGCAAATGAACTTGGCAGACTAATTAGTAGTGGTTATGCTTCTCACCAATTTGATACTAAAGACCTTTATAACGGCCTTTCACCTAATTATGAATTTCAATTGAGTCAAGGTCAAAGAGGTGCGAATCAAGCAAATAATGCTACTGGTGGTTTGGTAGGTGCTAACGCACAACAAGCTTTACAAAAATATACACAAGATTATGCTGGAAATGCGTATCAACAAGCATTTAACAACTATCAAAACCAAAGAAATAACATATTTGGCAACATACAACCAGTAGCCAATATGGGCCTTGCCGCAACAGGAAAAGTTGCAGATTTATATTCTAATTTAGGCAATAATTTGGCTAATTTAACTACTGGTTATGGTTCATCAAGTGCTGGTTTAAGCACTAATTTGGCAACTAATCAAGCTGGTCTTAATACTAATCAAGCTATTAATAATGCTAACTTATATACTGGTGAAGCTAATGCAAGATCAGGATTTAATGTGGCGGCTGGTAATGCGGCGGCACAAAATACTGTTGCACAAAGTGGTGCGGCTAATAATTTAATAAATAGCGTAGCAAGTGTATTTAACTTAGCTTAATAGGAACAATCATGGCTTTTACATTTACACCTTCCACAATAGCGATGCCTAGCCCACCAAGTTATGCCGCACCGCAAACTCCTGCTGTAAGCTCTAATCCTTTAACTACATTGGGTGAATTAGCCAATATTAATTTAACTCAACAGCAGTTAAAAAAAGCACAGGCAACATTTAGTTCGGATGTATCAAAAGCACAAGCAGATGCGGCTACAGCGCAAATAGGTGTTGGAAAAGCTGAAACAGAAGCGGCAAAAGCAAAGCAAAATTACAACAATGAATTGCGTGATTCTATGTTAAAAGTAGCTGGCCCTTACGTATCTGATGAAAGAGCACTTAAAGCCGCACAATTAGCACCTAACGCTTCTCCTGAAGATGTAAAAAAAGCTAAAGATGATGTTTTGGAAATGAATTATGAAATTAGACAGCAATTAAAAGCTAGTGGAATGAGCAATACAGATATTGCACAGCATATGAATTATTTAGATGATTTGGCTGTTAAAACTCCACAACTTTATGCAAAAGCTTTAAATAAAGGAATACAAACTTTAGCTGGCCCAAGTAACATTGCTCAACAAAATCAACCAACATTTACTACAAATGCGGCAAGTCAATTTGTTAGAGCCACACCATCTACAGGAACTATTGAACCTATTAAAGGTCAAGCTTACAATCCAAATCCGTCTAGTGCAGATATTGGAATGACCAATAGACAGGCAGAAGCATATTCATCTGATTTTTCTAATGCACAAAAAGACGCAACTGAAGCTACTCCTAGAATTGCTTTGTTTCAAAACATTAAGAAACTTGCTCCTGAAGCATTTACAGGCGTTGGAGGGGCTCGTAAAGAGTTAGCTACTGGCGTTGCAAATGCGATAGGAATTGATATTTATACAGCAGAAAAAACTGCTACGGATGAATTGGCTAAAAATAGCGCATTGTTATCTATGGTAGGCGGTAATACTGATGCGGCTCGTTTGTTGGCTGAAGCGGCTAATCCTAACAAGAAAATGAATGAACAGGCTATTAAAGATGTAGCAGACCAATTAATTGGCGTTGAAAGAATGAAACAAGCTAAAGCTAGGTTCTTAACGCCTTATGCTAACGATCCTCAAAAATATGCACAAGCATTAAACACATTTAACGAATTAAATGATTTTAGAATTTTTCAAGAGGCTACTCCAGCGCAAGTTGCTAGACTTAAATCTTCTATGTCTAAAGATCAACAAGCTGAAATGAGTAGGAAAATTAAAAGGGCAAGAGAACTAGGGCTTATTCAATAATGGCTAATTTTGCAGACCTTTGGGAATCAGGAAATGATCCTTATTCAGGCTTAAAAGCTGATTTTGCTACTCGTTTACAGCAAGCAAATGATGCTTGGAAAGAAAAAACTGGCAAACCTATTGAAATAAATAGTGGATATAGAACGCCTGAAAAGCAAATTAAATTATGGAATATGCGTGGTTCCAATCCAAATTTAGTTGCTAAACCTGGAACAAGTTTGCATGAAAAAGGTGAAGCCGCAGATATTCCTGCTGATATTCCTGATACATTTTTAAATCAATATGGTTTGCATAGACCTTATGGGAAAAAAGACCCAGTTCATGTAGAGGCTATGCAAGACTTTAAGCCAAAAAATGTAGAACAACAAAATACACAATCAACCAGTTCTAATTTTGCTGATTTATGGGAATCTGCCCCTGTTGGAAATGAGCCAAAAGCTACAGAAAAGCCAGCCATTAAACAAATGGGCGATATAAGCAAAAGAATGATTAAAGACTTTGCAAAGCCTTTGTCAGAAATTTCTGCTGAAGATTGGAAAGAAAAAAGTTTATTGGCTCCTGCTATTGAATATACAGCTTCAAGTTTAGGAATTCCAGGGTTTACAGAAGCTGATAAAAAAGCCGCTGAAGAAAAGTTAATCAAAAAAGGCAAAGGATTTGTTGAGGGTGTTACTAAATTAGTCACAGAACCAGTTAATACTATTTCAGATATTGCTAAAGGCATTTACGATAACCCTGCTAAATTTGCAGGGGAAACTGTAAAAGGCATTATTTACGATCCTGAACAACTTGTTGCAATTCCAGGAGCAGGAAAAGTTGTTGAAAAAGTAGCTGAAAGCGGAACAAAAGCTAAAGCTGTTCTTTCTGACAAATTAAACCAAGCATTTCCTAAGATGGATGAAATTAAACCTACTATGGCAGGAGTAGGTGCGGCTCAAACAGCCAATGAAACATTGTTAAAAGAAGCTATTACTAGAGCTTCTCCACAAGTTGCACAAGAATTAAATAAATTAAAACCAAATGAAATAAGTGTTCCAGCATTAGAGCGTGTAATGGATGCAGATACTTTGCCAATTCCAATACAGCTTACTAAAGGACAAGTTTCAAGAGACCCAAAATTGTTTTCGGATGAAATGAATAGTCGTGCAAAAAATCCACAATTAGCTCAAAGATATAACGAGCAAAATGCACAATTAGTAGAAAACCTTGATGAAATTAAAAAAAATGCTTCGCCTGATGTATATGGCACCAATGTTGTAGAAAATGGTCAATCTTTAATTGATGCTTACCTTGATTTAGATATTGCTAGAAAAGCTAATATTGATGCCAAATATTCAGCTTTAAGAAAAGCCGCAGGCGGAGAAATACCTATTGATGCTGTCAAATTTGCAGATAATGCTTATGCTTCTTTAAAGAAAAATCTTAAAACAGAATTTTTACCAGCTTCAATTAAAAGCCAATTAGATTCTTTTAAAGATGGAACGCCAATGACTTTTGAGCAATTTGAAGCCATGAGAACTAATTTGGCATCAGAAATGCGTAAGGCAGATAGGGCTGGAGATGGCAACGCTGAATTTGCTTTAGGAAAAGTTCGTGAAGCATTAGAAGATTTGCCTTTAGTTGGAGAATCAAAAGAACTAAAAATTTTAGCTGACCAAGCTAGAAATGCGGCTAAACAAAGATTTGATTTATTAACTAATGATAAAGCTTATAAAGCGGCTGTAAATGGCAAGGTTTATGCTGATGACTTTATTAACAAATTTGTAGTTGGTGGCAAGAAAAAAGACATTGACATAATGGTTAATCATCTTGGTGCTGATTCACAAGCTAGACAAGTTATGGCGGCTGGCATTGTAAATTGGTTAAAATCAAAATCAGGAATTTTAAATGATGGTTCAGGAACTTTTAGTCAAAAAGGGTTCAATCAAGCATTGCAAAATGTTGATCCTAAAATCTTGAATATTGTTGGCCCTGAAGTTAATCAGCAATTAAAAGCATTAGGGAATACCGCTAGAAACATACAAGAAAGGCCTCCTGGCGGCTATGTTAATGAATCAAATACTTTTGTTTCTGCTTTAGGTGAAAAAGCCGCTAACATTGCTGAAAAAGGTGCAAATCTTGCAATAGGTGGCGGATTATTTCCTATTGGAACAATGACTAGAAATTTAGTTAGCGATGTAAAAGAAGGTGCAAAATCTAAAGAATCATTAAAGCCTGCCGCTGGTGTAAAAATTAAAGATATAGGAAAAAAATAAAATGACAGTTTTACTATCGCCTATTGGCAACTCAATGACACCTTTTGTAGGTTTGGATACTTTGCCTTTGGCTGGTGGCCTGTTATATACCTATCAAGCTGGCACAACTACACCATTAACTACTTACACAGGCGTTGATGGTCTTATTCCATGTGCTAATCCTATTGTTTTAGGCGTTAATGGAATTTCTCCAACACCAATTTGGCTAACTAGTACCAATACTTATAAATTTGTATTAGCTACTTCTGCTAATGTTGTGCTTTATACATACGATAATATTTCAGGAATTCCTAGTGCTGGTACTGTAATTAATGTGCCTACTGGCGGCATCATTATGTGGTCAGGTGCGGCTACAGCCATTCCTACTGGTTATGCTTTATGTAATGGCAACAATGGAACGCCTAATCTTTTGGATAGTTTTGTTGTAGGCGCTGGAAATTCTTATGCTGTAAATGCCAAAGGTGGTTTTGCTTCTTCAGGAGTTATGACAAGCACAGGAACCAATGCTCCATTTTATTACGCTTTAGCTTACATAATGAAAACCTAATGGAGGCTTTCATGGCTTTTGAAATTGACCCTGTCAAATATGGCGTTCTTTGGCAGAAGGTAGAAGATTACGAAAAAAAGTTTGATGAACTTGCTCGAAAACAAGACAAAATGGAAGCAAATATAGAAAAGCTTTTAGCTATGGCTGAACGTTCAAAAGGTTCCTTATGGGCTTTAATGGGCGTTGCATCTGTAGTGGGTGCAATTATTAGCTTTTTAACTGATATTTTTTTTGTTAAAAAATGAAACCAACAGTTAAAGGGGCTATGCACTCTAAAACCATGTGGTTTTCGCTTGCAATGGTTATTTTAGGCGTTGTTTACGATAACTTTTCTTATCTACAAGATGTAATTGACCCTAAATACTACGGCTCTATATTTATTGGAATCGGCATTATTTGTGCGGTACTTAGGTTTTATACAACTTTACCTTTGGATGAAAAATGAACTACATTATTTACGCAATTCAAGTTGTTATTAATTTAATAGGTGTAGTTCTAACATTCCCTTTAGCTTTCATTATTGGCATCTGCTACAGCACTCAAATTGGATGGTGCAATAACGCTACTGTTTGGGAATCAGGCCCTAGGCTATGGTCATTGTTGACTTGGTGGCAAACGCCTGATAACAGCCTAGACGGAGATCAAACATTTAGAGCACAGCATAATCCTTGCTGGTGGTCTAAGGTTCAATGGTTATGGCGTAATCCGTTTTACGGCTTTTCAGTCAAATACATTAATGGTTCTAGCGGCATGACCTATGAAGGCAACATTGCCTGTAATGACAAAACCGAAGGAACTATTCGTGTCCAAGGTCAAGGATTATGGCAATACAACAGCTATCACAAGCTTTTTGGAAAAATGATTTGCTTAAATTTTGGGCATAATATTCGAGCTTTAGTTGACCCAGCTTTTATCAATGACCCTGCAAATAAGGCATTGATTACCAACTTTCCAGCTACTTTTGCTTTCACTATTAGGTTTGTGTAATGTTTCCTTTATCAATCGGAATGTGGATAAATGTAGGCATGGCTGTATTAGCCCTTGGGGGAATTGCCTACGGCAAATATGAATCGTATAAATATGATTCCTACATAGTCAGCCAAAAAGAAGCTGTCCAAAAGAAGCAAGAAGAAAGCCAAGCTAAAACTGACGAAATAAGGAAGAACAAAGATGCTCAAATCAAAGCTATTAATACTCAGCTTGTCGATGCTATTAGCGAGTTGCGGAAGCGTAGCAGTCGTGCCGACAACGCCGCAAATGGAGCGTGTGGAACTGGGGCAACCCTTTCTGCCGAGGATGCAGAATTTCTTGTTAGGGAAGCTTCCAGGGCAGACGAAATAAGGATAGGCTTAGATGCTTGCTATAAACAATACGATGCAATCAGATGATTACCATTGGGTTTTAGGATGCCCAGGAAGTAGCGTGAAATGAATGACGAATTAATAAGAGAAGTAACTAGAGTAGCAATTTACACAATAGCTTTTATAGCTTTAAGTATGGTTTTTGTAATGCTTTATGGGCTTTTTGACCCAAAAGTAGATAACAATAAAATTTTTGAAGTATTGGTTCCTGCGTTTCAAATGATTTTAGGAGCGTTAGTGGGCTTTTTAGGCGGTCTTAAAGTTGGCGCACAAAATGACGAATGAACAGTTGCAAGCTCTTGGCATAGATGCCAAATGGCTAAAACCATTAAATGATACTTTTGAAAAGTACCAAATAAATACACCTACAAGACAGGCGGCTTTTATTGGTCAATGCGGTCATGAATCTAATAACTTCAAAACCCTTGAAGAAAACTTACATTACAGCACTAAAGGATTGATGGCTACTTGGCCTTCTAGGTTCCCTGATGCCGTAACTGCGGAAAAGTACGCAAACAATCCTGAAGCTATTGCAAACAAGGTTTATGGCGGCAGAGCAGACCTTGGAAATACAGAAGAAGGTGATGGCTGGCGTTTTCATGGTAGAGGAGTTATACAGCTTACAGGGCGTTCAAACTACACAGTATGTGGCGATGCTTTAGGGCAACCATTTACAAGCGAACCAAGCCTTCTTTTAGACCCTGAATGGGCTTGTATGTCGGCTGGCTGGTTTTGGAACAAAAAAGGCTTAAATGCCTTGGCTGATAATGAAGATTGGACTACCATTACTAGGCGCATCAATGGTGGTACATTAGGTTTAGATGATCGAATTAACCGAATCCATAAAGCTATGGATATATTGGGAGCATAAAATGGCTGATAAATTTTACAAAGAAACAAAAGCAGAGCAAAAGCGTGAAGATAAAGAAATGATTACTTTGCGTAATGGCGTTTATGAGCTCAAAAGAGAGCTAAGAAAACATGAGAAAGAGCCTATGAACAAGGCTCATCCTATGAAGAAATAACGGCAACAATTTGGTCGTTTTATATACAAATCAATGTATATGTGTATAGGAAAGCCAAAAAACTATACACATGACATCCTTGTTTGTTGGCTTAACTGCCGTTATATAAGCTGGATTCTAGGCGCATCTTCTTTAACCCAATCCAGGGCGGCTTGCCAGGATTGAATCCAAAGATTTAATGCCGTAGAGTTTTCATAAAAGAAGTCAGGATACAAAGCAAAAAATGCTTCTTCACAGGCATCTGAAGGAACTTTCATGTTGCCGCCAAATGGAATCTGTTCTTCAGTCATTCTTTGCTTACCTTTCTATAAATTAAACCGCCAATAATTAAGCTGGCAATTATAAATACTCCTACCCAAAATTCTTCACTCATTTAATCCTCACTACCTTATTGCGTTTAAGAACATTTAAATATTCTATCCTAGCTTTGTCATCTAAAGAACGCAAAGGCAATTCTTGAAAATAACGAAACTTTTCTTGATACACAGCTTGTTCACTAGGTCTTACCCATCCGTAATGCTTGGCCCATCGTTCTTCAATATCAGTACCAGCCGCAGTCCAAATATGGTCGTTTAAATTTCTAGACATTTGTAATCTCACTTTCTTTTATAAAAGCATCAGCAATCTTAAAAGCCCTTTCTACAGCTTGTGTGTCCCAATCTTTCTCTGTTACATCAAACTTCCAATCATGAGAAATCATTAGTCGCAAAAGCTGGAAGGCGTATTGTTCTCTTGTCATGATTAAAAACAAGTTGTATTGCAGTTGCCGTTATAGCAACAAGTGGTACAAGTCGTAAACTTTCCGTTATAAGTAACAGTTTGAGTTGTGCAGTTGGCATAGGCCAAGGTAGCAATCATGGACAGCCAAATGGCTAAAGCAATCTTTTTCATATAATTTTCCTTAAAAAGGTACATCTTCATCTAAATTAGCCAATTCTTTGGCTGGGGAACCTGGTACTTTATCTTCAGGAACATTAAGGTAAGCCCAAATGGTTCCTTCTTTTAAGCCCAGCAAAGGTATCATTTCTAACTTCATCATTAAGTCACCTTTTTTGGTTTCCGTAACAATGCCAATCGTTTGGTAACGCTTTTTGTTTACGCCAGCCTGATCGGTGTATTCCGAAATTGCCGCTTTTACATAATATTTAATAGCCATCACATACCTTTCATTAAATTAACTTCTACTTCCACTTCATCAAGAAACTGCTTAATTTGTTGCTCCATTTCGGCTATGTAGTCAGGCTCTCTCATAACCCTTTTAATAAATAACTGACTGCGTTCAGGCATCCTTGGGTCATAGGATACAAAGTCGCACCATTCCCTGTCGGTACAAGCCATCTGCGCTTGCATTTGAATGTAATATTTTGTAGGAGGCCCATCAGCCTTGATGTAAGACCAATGAGTTGCTGAGTTGGGGCATTTAATCTCTACCAAGCCAGCATTACCATCAACAAGGCCGTCAGGAGAACAGCCAAACCACTTGATGCTAGGATGCTCAACAAAGCCAACTTGTTCGACAAAATTACCTGAAGTAACTTCATAGGCAACTCTAGCTTGAGCTTCATGGTCTTTCCCCCATTGCATTGCATCATTTGTAAAACCTTCTTCAATTTGACCAGTAACCCTTTGGATTGCCAGTTTGATTAAGTAATTGGCTCTAGAGGCTGATACGCCTGTTTTAGTCTTGGCCAATACATCAGCTACACCGCTGGCTGTAACTTTGCCTAAACGCACTTTTAACCATTCCTCAGTACCTTGTTCAAGGTGTTTGTGGGCGGCAAGCCTATCTTCTGTAGTAAAAGTGGTCATGCTAACTGCTCCTTTTTGGCATCTTTGGCTTTGGAAATAATCTCAACGGCTGATTTGTCTTTGGATAGCTGGTGATAAGCATTGCCATAGATGGTTTTAAGATCATCAATGCTTTGGGCTTTATCAATAGCCAAACACCAAATATTTGCTTGCTCTGTAAGGTCAACTGGCTCCTCATTAGGCAAATCTTCACCAGCGTAAATGTATAGCCCAATACCAAACAGGCTGATACACTTTGTAAGACAGCGCATCATTGCTGTATTGACA